ATGTACGGGATGTACTCCTGTCCCATATCAGGCCAGATTTCATGTGGCATTTTCTGAAGCGGCCATTCGATTAACTGACCGATTAGTGGTGCTCCATACTTCGTATTTCCTAAACCAAGCTTTGAGAGGACGCCAGCTGCGTCAGTTTGCGCCAGAATTTCGCGGGCGAAAGCGGTAAGCACAGTTAACGCTGCGGTGTCGTCGCCGTTGAAGTACGGCAGCTTATCAGCGGCACCGGTTAATCCCGCTAGCGCCGTCAGCGTGGCGTCGAGTGGCTGAAAATTCACCAAAATGTAAGACAGCGTTCCTGCTGTCATCATGTTTGCAGCGATATCGTTCGCAGACCATACTCGCGCGACGGTTCCCTCTTGAGCTCGTTCAATCGTCATCACATCGCCAGTTCTGGCTGTGACGTGTACAATCTCAGTTAATTGCCCTGTCGCTGCGTCAATGAGGGTGAGCTTAAAGAAACTGGTTCCCGCTACCGGGCTTGGGAATAAACTACCCGCTCCAGTGTTTACCGTAAGCGTCGTGGCGCTAGCATTGATTGACGAAGCCAGTACTGTTGAGGCATTGTTTGATGCCAGTAAGGTTAAGGACATTTGTCCTCCTGAAATTTAGGTAATAAAAAACCCCGCCGAAGCGAGGTTTGGGTATCAAAAAAGCCCACCTAAGTGAGCTATCGATCAATAAATATTTTTAATGGTGGTTGTACCATCTTGGATACCATTTTTACTCAATACCCAGCAAGCGGCAGCAACATCCCTGAATTGCCCCCTTACCTCTGGAGATAATCCAGGCTGCTGCTCAACATCATATTTTATTCTATCCAAAGAAATCCCATTGCGCTGAGCAATCCCTGCTGATTTACACAGAGACCTGATGTTTAAATCAAACCATGACTGGTCGTATTGATTTCTCGCCATTACGAGATAATATGTAGCATTGAGAGATTGTGATGCTGAATCAACATTCCTATTTCTTACGCACTCTTCATTTTTATCACAAGCGGCGCTTTGTTTTTCAGATTTTCTCGTTAGCAATTCACCATAATAGTAATCAAGAGCGCAACTTCCTGAATCATAATAAGACAAGTGATAGCATTTATCAGTAAGTCTTTTTATAAAATCATTGGTTTCCCATCCATTGGAAACTAACTGTTCCCTGATATCATTCATTCTTACTGGTGTAGTACTACCATTTACAGCGTAATCTGATGGGGCTCTTGAGACTAAAATGTCCCTCTGCTTCTGAATTGATGGGTTCGCACAACCAACTAGCACCATGCATGAAAAAATCACCCCGCATAAACCTTTCATTTTCTTCCCTAACGCGCAATGGATTGTGAGTAAATCTTACACTGTGCCGTGACAACTTCAACCAACGATAGTCACGGTAACTGGTTGGTAAAATGGCATATGTAGTAGCCCGCTATCAAAGGCCTGCTTGAACAACGCAGCATACTCATACTCGGTGCTTTTAATCAGTACACTGCTATTCTGGTTAAAGGCGCGCGTATTGAAAGCGCTGGCATTGAACATCGCTGAATCAGTCAGCTTTCGGTATCCTTTAATGATTGAGATCGTCGCGCCTGATGACGAGAACAGCACGGATATACTCCAGCGCTGGTCGTTGACAACGTCGACACCATCAACACCAGTAAGGAACCGCAAGACTCGGCGCTTAAGCCATGGAATGGTGAAGTAGAACCCATCACCTTTGTAGAAATTCCATGTCATCACCCGCTTAAACAAGTCGTCTGATGCCACAACCTGCTCAGATTGGTCTACAACTTTTCTACCGTTAAACGCAATCGTGTTGAAAGTTAATGAGTTATATGGGCCATAGATATTCTGCTTCGAGCTAATGAGTATTGGTGGACTTACCCCATAGATACCCGCTGCAATCCATTTCAACTGATCGCCAGAATTATAAGGACCAATAAATACCGGGAGGTTGGCATTAACCATCCAGTCATAAACACCTTTGGCTACGGTATTGTATGCATCAACAAATGCTTGTAGGTTTTCGTCATCGTTATACTGTGTATAAAGATAAGCACGGATAATATCTTCAAGCATTATTACGCTCCAGAAACATAGACCCCATCATCAGGAATAAACCAATAGCTGTATGGGTCACCACTGATAATGTTGGTATTGGCATCAACACCCGTAATCGTACCATTAACTGTAACAACGACATTAAGGACACTGAACAGGTCTTTGTTAAGCGTGCCATTGACCGCATCAAGAAAAACATCCTTGAGGGTATTAATGTTTAACGGCTTACCAGAGTATATCCCGTTGATGTAATTAATCGTCGGAGCAGATACCAACGACATAATTGTGGCATCTGTCAGGTAATTACTTCCTTCAGTGCGCCATTGATACGTTATGGTAACCAGTTGCTGTAATGGCGTTACGAACGGAATTGCGTAATTATCAGGCCAGTCATTAATCGTTACCGTCTGATTCCTGAGGTTTGGCGTAATTTCTCCGCCACTCGCCCAGGCCCCCGAGCTGCTGGTATCAATGCCAATCGAGAAAGAGTGAGGGGTAACAACAGCAACCGTCAGTTCGACATCATTCACGCCAGTAATACCATTCGCGCCGGTGATTCTGACAACTTGCCCAGACGAAAATCCGTGAGTTAAGTCAGTGGTAACCACCCCCGGATTGGCATTACTGATCCCCGTCACATTCAAGGTGCTTCCCTTCAATCGACTAATATCACCCGCTGCTTTATAGATAGCGCCCGCCATCGAATAAATGTCGCCACCGCCACACATGATCACCCAATAATTACCATCCTGAACGACAGAGGTGAGTCTGGCCACAATATTTTCGACCGCATTAAGCTCGGTGCGGATAAATCCAGGATACCCCTGGACGGTCTTCATTCCCGCATCCCACACACGAACCCTATATTCTGGGACGGTTTCGGTTTCGCTGCCGGGTACGCCAGCGGTGAGGTTTGTGCAGGTCAGCGTTATATCTGCTGGCAAGCTCGTCACAATGTTAGTCACCGTTCCAACGGGAACAGCCCATACCCCACTCACCGTGGCATTACAGGTTACAGGTGATGTCGTTCCTGAAGACGGTATGATCGTCGCATCATCCAATGCGTATTGGTAATTTCCGTCCGACACCAGGAACCCCTGCGGGATGGCAAATCCTGCTGGCCCAGAAAACGATATTGGAACCGTCGTTAACCCCTCTGACTTTTGCCCAGGAACACCGTACTGCTGAGAAAGCAAATTAAGAAGTGAGATGTTCGCGCCTAACGGTCCGACTGAGTTAAGGAGATCTACGCGGGCCTGGTCACAAACAATAGCACCGCCGGTGCTGGTGCTGACCATATCCTCAATCAATGAGCCAGGAAGTTCGGTTGTGATACCCGGAGCCATTTCAGTGGCCAGCGATACGATTTTGGTGCGCAACTCCTCGGCGGTTTGCGGGACCGGGCCAGATTCATCATAAATGACTGGTAAATCACTCATACATATACCTGCGTTATAATTTTTGAGCCCGAGTTCGTAATGGCTGTAATGGTGTAGGCCGGAGGATCACTCTCTGTCAGAGAGATCTGCAGCGATGAAAAATACTGGCTGAATTGCTGCTGAATCCGGTTAACGTAAAATGTTGGCAGTATCTGCTGGATCACAGAGCCGTTTGCCGGTATCCCGTTTTCCGCAAAAAACGGCGACTCCTGAGGTGCCAGTTTCAGGTTCTGAATGAGCGTTGTCAGATAAACCGAATCATTAAACCCGTTACTGTCCGTCTCAACTTTCAACCACTTCCCGCTCTCATCCCGTCCGTATGTCCTCATTGCGTGATGTTCCCGTCAAGTTGAGTTGTGGCCGCGCCAGTATCACTTCCGCCGTTGCCGTTTGAGTGCTTGTGCGTATTGGCCCACTCAAGCAAGCTCTGCCACCCTGTGTGCATAATGGAAGGGCTGGTGCTGGCTTCGCTGTCCTGAATGGTTCCAGATTGACCAGTTAATGCCCATGAGGTGCCGGTGAGCGTAAATGCGGTACCGCCGACAGTGACCTTGAACTGTTCAGGTGTGACAATCGTTATGCTCGTGGGAGTAAGGATAAAAGTTGTATTGCTGCCAGAATCACGAAGCGTCACACCTTCCGGTCCGTACATCGTCAACACGTTAGAATTGACGCTATCCCATTCCGTATTACTGATTGGGAGGAACGTCAGCGCACTGAGATTAGCCGGTGGCGTCAGGTCAGCAGTACCGCCGCCAAGCCCACTGACGCCACCGAGATACGTATCTGCCGGGATTAAAATGCCTTTGTCGCCAGGCTGCATTGGATAGCGGATATACTCCGGACCGAATAGCGGGACTGTCAGGTGAGGAACGACATACGGTACATTGCGGAGAAGAACCTGTATAACCACCATATTCCCGTTACGTTCTACAACGGCGGCCGGTAAAACTTTTCCAGCCATTAGCTGGGCCTGGGCGATCTTGTTCGCGGCAAAATTATTCATATTGCCGGCGAAGCTGAGCTTTTTCTCAGTGCTCATGATGATGTGTTCTCCGGTGCCGGCTGCGCCTCAATAATGGTCACCCAGGAATTAGCATCAGGCTGTCGGCTATTTCCCAGCAATCTCTCTGATGAAACTAAAAAGTCCCCGGAAAATGTCGAATCATTGCGGAATTGTGAGTAAGAGGAAGCCTGGACCATTGGCCTTAGCTTTTTCGGCATGCGAATGTAATCGCCAACCTGAATATCACTTCGCATGACACAGGGAATCGTGACAACGCCAAACTGTACCCATGTTGGTTGCCCAACAAGATCAGTGAACTCAATTTGGATTGGATTGTTCCTTCGGTAGTTGGCGCTGCCCTTCTCACTACTATCTGAATGATTAGAGAAATCATTATCAAATACGCGTATCTCATTGCCATTAACGACAGAGATTTCAACGCCGGTGTAGTTGGCATCCTGGATTATCCCGCGGCTTAGTGAATTCAATCGACTGGCTAACTCAGTCAGGCTGCCACATATCATCTGGCTATCGTAGCTGTTGATCAGTCGGTCGCTGATACTGATATTGAAACGATAACCACCACCAAGGTTCTGCAGGCATTGAGTCAGGGCCACGGATAGCTTTATCCCCTTATTCCACGGCAATGTTAGGTTAAGAGGAGCAAGCGGTGCCGGATTAGTTGGGGAAACTGGACCTGCGGTAACGATAAGATCCATCCTCAGCTCAGTTCCCTGCCAGTTCCCCAGTACCTGCCATACGGTCCCTTTCATCACCAATCCAGACTGACCAGGCTTCGCCAAAGGCAATCCCTTGGACATGCCAACCCACATTTCGATGACCATGCCGAACATATCTTGCCGGGACTGCTGCATTTCCTGAGGGCTTATTCCCCAGATGGTAATAATACTCTGCCCCTTCGGGGTGGACTCACCGAATCTCTGGATATCAAACTCAACCATGAGATTGCCGGGATTAAAAACACCATTGCGCAGACTGGAGTACTGCTTGTAGAGCTTTCCGGGGTTACCTTTGCTATCTGGTGGGTAGGATATTTTAATGTCGTAATACCGCATCAGCTGATCACCTCTATCTGAGCATTCGGATAGCGCCAGACCATTTTCGTTGACGAAAAAACACCGAATAGAAGGTTGATATCGGTACCTACCGGAGAGCCGATTAGCGGGGTGGTAAGAAGACGAGCCCCGGAGTTATCAGTGACGTTCAGGTACCAACGCTGGCCAGCGATATTCCATTTTATCTGGCAGTTATAAACGGAACCGTCCAGAACAGGAGTGAAAACCATGCTGGTCTTCTCATTCCCCGAAAAGGGATACAGGTCTGTACTCATATGCCGAATGTCCCGCTCAATTTCCCGATCAGGCCAGTTACTGCATCAGAGACACTACCGCCAAGCGAAGTATTTCCCAGTGCAGCTACGGTGTTCGTCCAGGCGCTACTGGTTGTCACGTCGCCGGCATCAATCTTGCTGATGTAACTATTCACTGCCTGCCCTGCTTGCGCTTCACTAACGAGAGGTTGCTCAAAGCTCCAGAGCCATTGGCGTTGCGGTGTGGGATCGCTGCCGCCTCCTCCGGTAACATCTCTGACGCTCTTCAAAATACAGCCGCTGTAAATCAACGCTGGAGTGGCAACAATGAATGTCCCGCCGAGGTTTGCGTGGGCTTGTAGCGCTGCCTGGAGCGCGCTGAGGGTGACAAGCTTCGTCATCGCCCCAGTGTTCTCGTTAACCGGTGCATCCATAATCAGGGATATCTGCAGGGGCATAGCCAGCAGCGCGTTCGCAGCCACCGTCTGGTTTGCAAACGGGTACCGGCCTATTTCATAGTCCAGCATTGTGCCGCCCTGTGCCGCGCGCCAGTGGCAAAAGTACTTATCCATGTTTGTGAGGTTGCTGGCGCCACTCAGCAGACCTGTAACGAAACTGGCGCTCTGCGTCAGCGCCACGATAGGCATCATCCCTCCCGGTATCGCCTGCGCAATACCTCCGCAAAGGATAACTGGGGAGATCTCGAAGCCAAGCTGATATAACTCACGCGTAAATGCCATCAGAACCCCCCAATCTGGGTGCTGGTAACAATTGCGTTACCGCCGGTATTGTTATTTACAGTTATTCCCTTACTGCCCACCTTGGTGTTGTCAGCTATTTGTTGCAGGAGCTGGTTATTTTTAGCTTCTGTCTGTCGCTGCCAATATGCATCATGCTGGTTAGGGTCAATGACAGGAGTGCTTTTCCCGTAGAGCGCCATATATTGCTCGCGAACCCGGCCTGGATAATCAATGTTTTCCTTGCTACCGCGACGACGCCCGCCGTTGTAGTAACGGAGAACCTCATCAAGCCCACCACCTTTTTTGCTCTCCCATTTAAGAGCATCAGAATAGATTCTTGCTCCAGCCATGATGTTGTCTCGTGGGTCAAACGGATTTTCTCCAGACTGGAAGTTACCCGGCATTACCTGCATCAACCCCTGCGCTTGGCCGTATTTAGTTTTTGGACCTGTGGCATTTTGGTCCCAGGAAGATTCGGCTCCAGCAATGGCCTTGAGCATTTTCGCATCAACACCATACTTTTTAGCCGCTTCCTCAAAGTACTGGTCATACTCTGTTGGCGCGGTCCCCGTTAAAGCGTATAGCTGTCTCGTTAACCATTTAGAGCCTGCTGGGGTGTTCGGATCGCTCAAGCCGCCTTTCACATAGTGAGTACCTGAGGAGTCCGTTTTCACGGTGTTATTCAGGAATGAGGAATTAGCCTGCAACCCCGCAGAAGATGAGGAATCGCCAGTGATCCACCCGATAACGCTCATGATGACCTTGCCCAGCTTTTCCACTGCGGACATGAATGCATCTACGTCAGATTTGAACGAAGGTGAAGCAAGGTAATTGCCGAATTTCTGAATGCCGCCAGCCAGGCTATCTATCCATTTGCCCAGCTCAGGGGACTTCAGTACGGTATCAATGGCGCCAGAAAACGCATCGGAGAGTTTGATTAACTCCGGCGTCAGTGGCGCCAGCCCACGAATAAAGGTGTTGCTGATACTGACTTTGCTGCGGTCGAGTTGGATGTTGAAATCCTGCCACTGTTTCAGCTGACGATCGGATACCTGAAGCTTCTGCGTATCGACGGCGGCCTGTTTTGCCATTGCGTCAATTTCCGCATCGCTCATCTTTTTAAAACGGTTCAGGTCATCGAGGGTGAAGTAGTTCGTTAACCCGTACGCCTCTGCCCCCTGCTGGGTGCTACCGTTCTTCACGAAGATATCGCGCGCAGATTTAATCATCTCAGGCAACAGCTTCGTCGGGTCCTGGTTGGCATCAACACCCATGGCGTTAAAGGTCCAGCGTTTACCGAGATCTGCCTGAGCGTCGCGGATAGCTCCCAGAGTACCAACCGGATTACCCAGCGCGCTCTGGAAGTTCACCGCCGCAGAGTTTAGACCGCCGGCCGTTGTCCCCAATCCCATAGCGGTGAAGCGCTGGGCCGATGCTGAACCGGCCAGGCGGTTCATACCCCACAGACCACCTGCGCCAGCCAGCCCAGTTAAAACACCAACAATGCTACCCCAGGACAACAGGCTGGTAGTTGCGTCTTTAAGGTGCCCGGCCAGGCTTTTGGCGTCTTTGCTGGCTTTGCTCAGAAAGTTGCTGGCACCACTGGTTTTCTTATTCAGATCTGACTGTGTTTTACCGGCTTTGTCGAGGCTCTGGTTTAACTGGTCCAGGCCGCCGTTCAGTGCGGATATTGAAGCTACGCCATCAGTGAATGCCTTGGTGACAGCATCCATGCTATGACGCATTTTTTCGGTTTCTTTGGCAGAATCACCGATTCCACGTGACGACATTCGCCAGGCCTCTGGCAATTCATCGACCGCTTTTTTATATCCGTTAAACTTGTCGAGGAATGAGTTAAAGCTGTCGTCATTAACAGCAATATCGACAATCGCCTTAGCTGCCATTGAAATATCCCTTCTGCTTTATTGCTTCCAGGATGAAGCGCTGCCGGAACTGCAACGGGCTTTCATAGTCGCCCATGTCTAATTCACGGCAGAGCTCGCGGAAGCCTTCATTAGAGGCCCACGTCAGGAGGGTATGTGTGATAGTTCCTGCTGGGGAATCTGGGTCTGGGTATCGGTATCCGTTTTCGATGTCAGTAAAGAATCGCGATACGCCGTACTGGTCAAGGAGGTAAGTTGACCATTGTACGCATCGAGCGCTTGTCCCACCGTTCCGGCGATCAAGTTCGCTTTCTGAATCGCAGAGGCCACCATAAAAAAAACCACCTCGCCTTCAACTTCACGGTATTCATCCGGTGTGATAATCCCCTGCTTGAATGCGGTGTCTAAAGGCGTTGTTTTCCAGGTCCCGTCATCGTTCCACACGACGGAAGTTAGGCGCTGCATATCATCGATGATCGTCGGAGCACCCGGTTCTCGTTCCTGCTGAGATTTTAACGCTTTGCGCAACATCATTGCGGCCACGCGAGGCGCGCCAATACCACCAACCATCGAGAAGAAGTTATTAAACATGCTGCCAAGCAACACGCAGTTTTCCTCAACCACCTCGTAAGGCAATGGAACGGCATGCAGGTAAAGCAGCGTTCCATCTTCACGGATGACGGTGCTGACAAAGTTCAATTTGCGGTCAATTTTCACGGTCAGTTCCACATGTTGTCGTTAATCGGCAGATACCCTGAAATCGTCACTACATACCCGGCATCCGAGCCACTGAATGAAAGCTCGTTAAAGTTGACCAGATAGCAGTTTTGCAGGGTGTAGTTGCTGAAAGTTGTCGCATCCGGGGAAACAACAACTTCCCCCAGTGAGGTATCCGTCAGAAAGCGCTGCTGGTAGCTCGCGCCGATGGATTGCGTTTTCAGTAGGTGGACGGTTAGCGTCACCTGCTGATATGGGACCTGACTCCCCACGGTACCAGTCGCCGTGGGGATAATGTCAGTGGCCGGCGCATCCGGGCGCAGGCTGATCATCTCTTTGCCGAGATATGGCGCTGTAATGTTGAGATTGGGATTATCTGTAACCGAGATCGCCCCTTTAACGCGGTTCAAAAAGCCCTGAGGCACCATTGGGTTTCCCATTTTTTACGCCCCTACAAAGTTGGTTACGTTCACGTTAAACGTGATGGATTCAAATCCGCGACGCGGGGTCATAACGGCACTGAGACCGTTATATTTACCGTCCTGGTAATCCGATGGATTGAGGCTGGTATAGCTGGAGAACGGCACGGCGTTGATAACCGCATTCCCTGCATAGGTACCCTTCTCATATTCCGCGTTGAAATCGGTCTGGATAAGTTTGGTGCCCACCACCTGGCCCAGAATCAGCCCGTAGCTGATGCCGTTGCGCAGCGTCTTCAGCGCGCGGTTCTGCAAACGGTCAATGCCCACCTGCTCATAGTAGAGCGGATTAATGTTGGTGTTGGAGCCGTTGATTACCTCGTTTGCCAAATCCAGCTCGAGGTTGATAGCGGCCCAGGCTACCGAATACCAGTAGTTGAATGGGTTTCCGTCCAGCATGTGCCCCGCCACCAGCATCTTGTTGCTCAGGCCGCCTTCCGCTGCCGAGCCGATGTAATTGATGCTGTTATCCTGCAGCGTTTTCAACAGCGTGCTGTTACCGGCTGGCGGATACTCAGTTACGCCGTACATGAAGCGCCAGGCCATCGGTGGAACCTGATTTGATGATCCTGGGTCGTTGGACAGCGAAGACTGAAATACTGCGGCCATAGAGAACTCGCTCGCAGCAATCGCTGGAGCTTCTACGCCTGCGCATACTGACTTGTTCGCAGTCACCACCCAATCAGCATAATTTGCGATGGTTGTGGTCACGAAGAAATACACGAGTGAGCTTGGAGACGTGTAAAGACCGGTCAGGGTTTTGAATGTTGCTTCATCAGCAAACTCACGCGGCACGAGGTATGAGAAGAAAGTCTGGTAGGTGTTACCCAGTGCAATGTCCTCGTCGATAAAATCGCTCAGTGCCTTAATTGCAGCTACATTGCTGACATCACCAAGTTCGAGAACATACACTGCGCGGTTTGTGCCCTGAGCCCAGTACGAGGTGTTCATCTGCTGGATTTCAAGCGCATTAACGGTAGTCGCCGTCCCCATGGTTGTTGCGGTGCCAGGATCAGAACTCAGCGGGTACGTGAAAGCGGTTGAACTGGTGACCGTTGCTGTAAAGGAACCATTGTAAGCCGTTGGCGCAGCCCCTGAGATAATCACTGGCACGGTATCGCCAGTGGTCCAGCCATGGGGGGCAGATAGCGTGACAGTAACCACGTTCGTCGCCCAGGCAAGCGCCGTGATAGTTTTCGCCGGCGCAATGATGTTTTTCAGATCGTCTTTCGTTGAAAGTAACTGGTAGCTGCCCGCTGTTAGCGTGGTGCCACCAACCGAAACCAGCGCGCCGGACTTCAGTAATTGGGACGGCTTAGGCGGATTGGTTACCGATACGTTGATGTTAACAATTGCCATTTGGCTATTTCCCCACGTAAATGGATGGAATTGCAGACAGGATCAGCGAGCGTGCAACATTCTTCATTCGCTGCTGGTAATAGTTGATTTTGAATTTGATGGTTTTACGCATCGCGATGATGTTCAGCTCGTTCTGGGTAATACGATCATCCTGAATCACAGGAATATTCATCACCCCCATTTCAGAGCTATCACCCATGGTGTACTGGTGGATGTACGCCAGAAAATCTTCTGCCGCTGCGTTTCGCAGCCCGGTTATAGAAATTGTCACGTCTTCACTAACGAGCTGCCACTGACTGGACTGGTCATCAAGATAAGCGCCTGCGGCCACACCAACAGGGTCTGAGCACTTCACAGTTGCATATGGAGGGGTAAGGTTCTGCAACGACAGCATGGCCGGGTACATAGGCATATACTGGTTGAGAGTCAGCCAGATAGGCAGTGAACTGGACACCACCACATCATTCAGATCGATATCGTCAGCAGAGTTGATAATCTGCGACCGCATATACGGGAAAATTGCCTCCCCGGTATAGTGGAATAACCCCGCCGACTCATTCAGCCCGGTACGCCGGGAGAACGAGAACTGGATGCCAAAGAACTCGCCAATGTAGAGAACGTCGCCGCCAATGTCATTGAACGGGTCGATGTCCGATTGCGCGGTAAACGTCACCACGTTGCGGTCGTATAGCTGCTCGTCGTCCTGAATGCTCTCGGTGGTCAGGTGCAGGAACCCCTTCACATTTTTCGTATCCGGCGCAGGGTCCAGGTCATCAGCCAGTACTGAGGCCTTAACCCAGAAAACGAAGCCATCCAGCGGTAAAACCTTGCGGATGTACTTGGTGAAGGTCACCACCTCGTAGCGGCTTAAGTCATCAAGCCCCTGCGTCAGCGCGGCGTTAAGCTCGGTCTTCGCAGTTTGCTGCAGTTCACTGAGGGAAGGCATTCAGCACCCCGCTTACCCAGGCGCGCATCGCAGCCTGGTATGTTCCGGTATCGATAAATGAGGGTCTTGGATTACCTTTTTTACTCTTGAAGCGCTTACTGATGCCCAGCAGCGCGCGCCGGGTCGGGACGCCATCAATGCCGTTCATCTCTTCGTTATCAAGGAACGCAACAAACAGATCATGAACACGCGACATCGACTCGGCAAACGGGTCTCGCGGTGTCGGCGCGCCCGCCAGCATGTTCTCCAGACCACCAGCCAGGTCATCGGCCATCAATGCGGCAATGTCCTGGCCGTGGCGGTCAAAGAACGTCTGCATGATTTTGTACTTCCCCTCGAGGAACTCGGCCACATCACCCGTAGTGGTGTTTTCGTCCTCATAGGGTATGTCCATCACGCCGAGATGCAGGGTGATCATGAGAGCCCCCACAAGCTGCCGAACTGCTGCGCAATCATCAGATAACGGCGGCCCCATGGGTCTTGCAGCATCTGCAGATCCGCCAGAGAAAGGTCTTTGAAGAAATCAGGGACCAGACGCTGCGAGCTCGTTGAGTTATCACCGGCGCCGGTAATCACGCCAGCTTTGAAATTGTTCAGGCCATACTCTTTCCTGAAATCAGCGAATACCGATTCGGTGCCGTAGTTGACAAGGAAAGATGCGCCAAGGTTGTACACAGCAACGGTGTACAGATTCGGCGTTACGCGCGAAATATCCGGGTTTACCCATTCAACCGCGCCGCCATATGCCAGAGCGAAAGACGGCGAGTCGTCGGGAACCTGTGCGGAGGTAACGCCAATGTCAGTTCGAACGAATTCGATGAATCCCGACAGGCTCGTTGTCATTTTTTCTTGCTCCCGGATTTTTCAGTCACGATGGTTTCGTTAACCGTCGGGGTGTCTTCGCTGTCTTCGCGGCCTTTTGCCTGCTCAGCACTGACTTCCATCTCTCCGGAATAGCCGGTACCGCTGTCACGCAGCGCGCTATCCAGAGCTGCTACGGATGCCTGGCGGCGGCCGTGGGCACCACGGGTCAGGTGAATATCGTTATCGCGGATTGCTTTTTCGATCACCGACGCTGATACAGGCTTATTCAGGCTGTAGCACAGGCCGACAAACGCCTGGCTCTGGTCGATTTTGGTCGAGTCAATCAGGCCGTAAACCTGGTGATGCTGCACCACTGCATCCACTTCTTCAGTTGAGCCATCCAGCACCATCATCTGATCGCCGTGGTTAATAGGGATCTGAATAAGGCGGCCGGTCTCCAGCTTGCGATAAGCGAAAATCTGGCGCTGCTTGGTGGTGTTAGCGATATAGAGTTTCATTGGTTACCCTCGTAAAAAAGCCCCTACTGAATTTCCCCGGCAGAGGCTTAACCACTTCAAAGAATGGATTAGGCGCTGTACGCCATGGACAGGATGGTGATTGCTTCCGGACGAACTGCCCAGCCTGCGGTGGATCGCATTTCGGAAAGAACATCAATGGCCCCACCAGCGATCGGCGTCGGAATTTCACGCGGAGCGGCCATGTCGGTGAACATCAGCGCGTTCGCGGCAAGAGACGGGGTCAGCTTGGCGAATTCGTTGGTGTTCACGGTCGAATTGACCATTGGCACTTCGACCTCAGGGATGGTGATCACCACAGCGTCGGTACCGCCAGCACCAGCGCCGATCAAGGTATCGTCATACACCCAGTCAACCTGGACGTTTGCGCCTTTCAGCACTTCTTTCACAGTGCCGCCGACGGTATCAGTACCACCACCAGGACGCTGGTAAGAGGTGAGCTGTACGATCTGCTGAATCTCCATGGCACCGAGGACGCGCTGCGGCCCCAGGATAACGACACGCTGCTGGCGACCCAACTGCATGGTGCGGGTAAGAGCTGCCTGTACGTGGCCTAGCAAGTACACCGCCATCTGTCCGTGGTCATAGGTCAACACGGTAGTGTTGCTATTGCTGTCCGGAGGCAGGGATTCAGTGGTCGCGCCCGCGGTGTTCAGCAGACCTTCACCACCAGCAGGGTTCATGCCGTACAGCAGAGCTGAGCGCAGCTGCTGGAAAATACCCTGACGCATGCCCAGACGCTGAGCCTCCGGCAGTGCAAAGTTCCAGTTACCGGCAGCGGCCATGTCATGGTGATCATAGATACCACGGCAGCGGAACAGGTAGGTTGGGGTTGAAATCATCTTCGCATCCAGCGCCACGCTCGGCAGCTGGTTACCGTTACCGGACTGGCTGGAGGTGGTCTGGGTGCGAATATCCAGGCGGCGCATGTAGACGTACTGATCGCCTACGCCGAGACGGACTTGCGGGTTACCGCTGGCGATGGTTTCAAACGCACCTGATGCCTGCTGGTAACCAATGATCATCTCCGGCGCAATATACGACGGATTGACGATGGTGTAGCTGGGGGTAATTGCAGCCATTTAATTCAGCTCCCGATTAAAGTAAGACCAGCGCGCAGCTGTCGGTGTTATTCCAGGTCAGGAAGCCCGTCGTGCTGTCATAGCTGACAGTCTTGGAGTTACCTGATTCGATGGCGAGCACTTTTACCGGCAGCGTGATGTCGGAAAGCGTTACTGCGCCGATGGTGCCCTGCGTGGTTGCAGCGCCGCCTGGTGCAGTTGCCGGTGCGTAGGTGAAGGTCGTTGAGCTCGGAACAGACAGCACTACCACAGTGCCGTTGTACGCCGCGGGGGCAACGCCGCTGATTTTCACGTACTGACCAGCAGTAAGACCGTGTGCGGATGCCGTGGTGGCTGTGGCCACGCCAGCGGCATAGGTCACATCCGTTGTCGCAATATCAGCGCCAGCGAAACCGGCCGCCGCCGCGGTGGTGATCTGGTTATTCACAAAATCCCAGGCCAGCGGAGTTTTCACTGAGGCGCCGGAAGTGCCCAGCGCAACAACCTGCGCAGAAGCTTTCAGCGGAACGCGCATGTTAGAACCCAGGCGGTAGAACGAAACGCTCATGCCGGAGGCGTACAGCGGGACCGGAGACTGCGGAGTGGTCAGGCCGTTGTGAGCCTGATTGAAGACGGTGAATCCTTCAAGTTCGGCAACCGACACAGCGCGACGGATGTATGATCCGCGCGGGCTTGAACTGGTACCGGGCAGAAGCTCAGCAACCGGTAGGCCACCCCACAGAGGTTTGGTTTCCGTTGCCGCGACAGTGCCTGCAGCCAGATTAAAGCGGTTGGCCGGGTCATCGAGCGCCACGCCCTGGACATAACCGTCGGACTGCACACCGAAGGAACCCAGCGCGTTCGTGGTTGCCATCGGGTTAAGAGATAAATTAGCCATGCTTGAGAGCTCCCGTTAAGCCTGGTTGTTGAAACTGGTGACCTGACGCTTGCCGGACTGGAACGGAGCCCAGGTGGCAGCAGGATCGCCTTCGAAGGTGCTGATCTGGCGACCGGTCGCATCAGCGCGTTTAATTTCGCGCAGCATGCCAGGGCCAACAGACAGGCTTGCCGATTTCTGCGCGTCGGCGTAGATGGTCTTCTCGGCCACGCTCAGCAGGGCTGAGTCAGCAATGGAGGACAGGTCGACGGATTTGAAGTCAGGCGAATGCTCCTGCAACTGGATCATCAGGCGGCGGCGATACGCCAGCGGCTTTTCACCAGACAGCGGCACTGGCGCGCGCTTGCCAAAGCAAGAGAACACGCTGTCAGCCTTCACCTGCGCATCGGCGACTTCGTTACGCTCTTCATCGCTCAACTCAGTTGGAATGCGGGAGCGCAGGTCGGCGATTTCCTGGCGCAGCTGAGAATCAGCCTTTTCTTTCGCCATACGCTCTGCCTCTTCAGCATCGGCCTTCTCTTTTGCCTCGGAATCTGCTTTTTCCTTCGCGGCTTTCTCTTCAGCGTCAGCTTTGGCTTTCGCCTCTTCGGCCTCTTTTGCCTCAGCATCAGCCTTTTCTTTCTTGGCTGCTTCTTCAGCATCGGCCTTGGCTTTCAGGTCTGCTGCCTCTGAATCAGCTTTAGCCATTCGAGCGTCCATACACTTATTGAACAACTCTACAAATTTTTCCTCGTCCATCTTTTCAGCCTCACTAGGTATGGAATCAGATTTAACACCGGTGGGGTCAAGGAGCTTGTCCCATACGCCCTGTTCACAAATTGCAACGTGGTCGAGCAGCTGAGGGGATGGCTCCACCAGCAGAGGCTGACCGTCGACTTTGATGATTGAATCTGGCACTTCGCTAAACGTGACCGTCGGTGAAGTGCTCAGTTGCCTGGTCGCCATAATCTCGGCGGCTTCAGCGTCGTACACGCGGGCGATGGCCCACACCTCGCCGTTATCAGAAACCCAGGCGTTTGTCAGGGTGCCGATAACACGTCTGGCGAATTCATCGCTATCGAGTTTGTTTTTCTCCGGATGCAGCCAGATAAGCGGAACACCGGCCACGCGCTGGAGAAATTCGGGGGTGAGATAGTCATCCGGGTTACGGAAGGCCATCTGCTGGTCTGCGGAACGCCAGGTAACACCGGTTCCGGTCACCCGGATGGCGTACATCCACATGTTGGTAAAGAATTGCGGGCTGCTCAGCGTGCCGTCGGCAATTAGCGCCGCCACCTGCGTTTCATTGAGCGCCGGAGCCGTCATCACCTCTGCAAATGGAGGGTGTAACGGCTTGGGCATATCGTTGATGTCAAACCAGCCAGCGGCCAGTGATTCATCGTTGATGGTTGGTTCAAACTGGGTGCCAATGTCGGCCCGGTAGGTGAGATAGTCATTCGCAGCGCTGTACGGTGTCAGCGGGCCATCGTACTGATAACCCACCTCTTCCAGCACCTCACGCCTTGCAGCGTCAGCTGCTATTTCTCCAGGCTCAAGCTTGCCGCCCGGTGGGCACCAGGTGCCATCGTCAGAGCGCTGGATGAGAAATATCTTCTTCCCCTGCCGGAACATGATACCGCTAGCGAAAATAGCCACGATCCAATGCTCCTATGCTGCTTTCTTCATCGACTCCATAAACTTGCTACCCTTCTGGGTCAGCATGTATTCAGGGATGCTGCGGAGGTTGTAGATGTAGGTGACGTAGCAGCGGCAAAAGACCTCTTCACCTGGCTGCGTGATTTCGTCGAGATAACCAGCAGGACCGGCTTTCACGTATCCGTTTTTCTGCGCCCAGTTCCCGCGTATCAGATAGAAAAGCTGGTCACGTTCTTTGTGGTCTTCCCGGAAGTCGTAGCCGGACTGTCGCCAGTGGCTGTGCCAAATCGCCGCTATAGCGTTATTGCTCGTCGCGATGACGTTATCGATATTGGCAATCAGTTTATGGTTCTGGTCAATCATCACGCGCCGCGCTTCAAAGTCGACCTGTTCAGCAGACTTCTGAATGTGCGCTGCCGTCTCCCGCATCGTCCCTTGAATACCAGCCAGTGCAATGCTGTCGGCAGAGGGAATGCTGCTGGCCCAGCCGCTAAAGCGGGATAGCGTGGTATCGATGGCCTTTTTGCGGTTAAGCTGGATGAGGTCAGCGCTGGCGAGTATGCGCCTGTCGAGTTCTGCGCGCAGCTTTGGCTCAAGATAATTGAGCGTGAACCGGGATATGCCTATATGGCGCTTCAGCGCGCCTGCATGCCCAATCTGCAGGTCGTAGGCTTTCGTCAGGTTGCGCGTGACCATTGCCATATAGTCATCAGCAGTTTCGCTTTCTGCTGCCTGGCGGATGATGCTTTGCCAACGTTCAAGCTCTTCACGAGATGAGTATCCGTTGCGTAGAAAGAACTTCACCGCGTCTCGCACGGTTCTGGTAAAAGTGTTCATAGCATCATCCCGTCGCCCGGTTCTTCAGCTTTCGGCGGTTCCGGCGGTGGGTTTTCTTTCAGAGAGTCGTAATCGAGGTTTAGCCGCTGAGGGAAGAGGCTCTCGTTGGCGTTGGCATTTTCACACGCCCACTCGATCAGTGTCGCGCGGTTTTCCGGGTCCGCCGTTAGCTGCGGCAACAACACTTCCAGCATGCTGACGATTGCCTTAAAGCGCGTTTCGTCGACCTTCACCTTCTCGCTTTCTGGCTCTTTCAGGGAGGACGGCCAGCGATATTCGAAGTTGTTTATCCAGCTCGCGAAATACACGCTGTAGGTGTTTTTCAGCTCCGGGAAGTCGGCACGCAGAGACTGGAAAAACTCAATGCTCCATGCGCGGTACTGGCATACGCGGATAAAGAACGCGTAAAGCTGATCCAGCCACTCGCGGATGTTGTCGATGTACACCGCCACGGCGCGGGCATCTTCTGTGCCTTCACCAAACCCCTGGGCGAACGTCTCGGAGTTGAGGATGATCGCTGGCATGTCGGCGGCTGCTGCCACGTTCTCCAGAATGTGTTTACGCGCAGAGTCGAGAGGCTTTTCCAGGTTGCTCAGGTCGATCGACTCGATATTGTCTTGCGGACCAATCTGCAAGACTTCGCCAGTTTTACCTCTTTTCAGCAGCATGCGCTTGAAGCCACCAAGTGCCTGCATAACTTTGTTAACAACGGCCCCGGCACCTGCAATTTTGGTAATCAGCAGGCCGCCTTTCACCGCAACCATATCGTCGGTGCGCATGGTCTGGATGAAGGACTTCAGCGGGAACAGAGCGCGCTGGTAGACGCTGCGCCCGGTAAAACCGAATGCGGCTGGGTTATAGGCCAGATAAATCGGGTCTTCATTCTGAACAACGACACAGCGTGATTTATGATAAGGCTTTCCCGCCACCCGGATGCCGTCTACTTTCTGAAAGTCTTGAGCGTTCGGATCTTGATTCAGTACGATGCTGCCAGCGGTATTCAGCGGATCGAGGATGTTGAAGCTGACGTTGTGCTTATACAGGGTGCGATAGTCCAGCGATTCATTAGGCTCCTGGTTATCCACCAGCATTGCTATCGCTGAGACACCATAAATTCGGGCGATGCGCGCGGCGTTAGCGATATGCTGGTTAGCACCCATCGCTTTCCATTCTCGCTCGAACGCGTCACGCAGTCGTTGCTCAAGTCCATAGGACTGGGCAACGTGTACGGTGCGCGGCTCATTCATCGCCATTTTAATCGGGCGATCAACCATCTTGCCGCCTAGCGGATGGAAAAGGTAAATCGTTTTACAGGCCTGATAGCCAGCCGATGAACCTGGCTGAATGTCATCGCTGTCCAGCAATGCCATCAACTCGGGAGAGCTGCTGCCGATTTCGAAATCGTCTTCGTTCATTGGTTCTCTCATCAGATTGCGTCGCTGCTGCCGAAAGCGATGATCAGCCCGTAGGTGTAGTCATCGAGCAAGTCATCAGCGCGCTTATGTGCTTTTTTGTCGGCAAGGTGGAATCGGGAAACCTGCTTGTGCAGATGGTTTGCTGTCTCACCCTTGAAGACTGCTGTCTTCTCGTAGGCGTATCGGGATATTTTCGCCAGGCCGCGGTAGTGATAACCGGATGCCATAATGGCGCGCTCGTCCTTACCTTTGCTGGTTAGTGCTGATTCAATCTTGTTGACCTGCCATCCGAGGCTTTCGCCCTTTTGCAGAAGGATGCTGCCCATGCTGGCATCCTCGATAAATACGCCCAGGCTGCCGTTGATGGCGACGCACTGACCGGAAAGCTCATTGAGCCGGTCGAATACCGACGGCATCCACGTTTCCAGCAGCGCGCCATCAATCTGCACCACATCCCAGTCGAGAATGGTGAGGCGCTGGATTCCGGGCCGGGTGTCGACGGCGTAGTACACAACTGCCGTGCCGTCATGCTCTGAGCCACCTTTGACGGCGGTATCCATGACAGCAAACACCGCCTGGCACATTTCCGGGTAATCAACCGGCTGCTCATCGACAAACCACTTACTTACGTCAAACAGAGCATCAGCGGACCAGTCTACGAACTCCGCGAGGAACTCCTGGCGGAATACTCGAGGTTCACAGCGTTCCCGCTCCTTCTCCAGTTCATCGGGAGGAACGAAAGGGTTTGATGATGTCGGCGCATGGTGCTGATGAAAGCCATGCTTCGGGTCGTTGCAGATGGCGTAGAAGAAGTTATCCTCATCAACACCATCAGGCGTAGAGAATACGTAGGCACGGCCCTTTGTCGTCAACAACGTCGGCTTTATGGACTTAGGCCATATCTCCGTGAGCATTTCTGGCGATTTGGTGAATGCAGCCTCATCAATCAGAACCAGATCATATTCACGACCGCGTCCGGCCAGTTTGTTGTCGTTGGTAACCCAGAAGTCGACCTTGCCGCCGTTCTTCAGCAGCAGGCGCTTTTCTTGGCGGCTAAAGCTTTTCTTCAGTGGGAGCAGGATTTCTTCGAGCTTGTCGTAGATCTCCTGATACTGACGATATTCAGCAGTGAAGATGCCCACCCGGCCGCCGAGCTCTATATCCATACCCGGGCGTTTAAATGGTGCAGTGGAGTACGTAACGGCAGCACTGGAAAGCATGAAGGTCTTACCCCACCGCCTTCCGCAGCGTACCGCGTTAAGTGGATAATCCCAGGCATCAGACCAGACTTTCAGTTGCCCGTCATGCAGCGTAGGCAGGTGAATATCAGCCATATCATCTTCCTGGTATTGGCAATGCGTTATGCACGACGATCGCGTTATCGCTTCCACCGTCTTTCAGCACGCCTATTTCGTGTCGCAGCTTCTCGTTCTGCAACTCCAGTCGCTCAATATCAAGTTGCGACTGGCGTTCGTTCGTGGTTTTCAGAAGAATGAGCCTCGCCAACTCCTTACGAGCGCTGTCTTTGTCAGCAGAAAGAATCTCTATGCCGAATTTACCCAGCTTCACCCCATGCAACAGGTATCGAGCGTTACCCTCAATATCGCGCGTGTCAGCAAAAAATGCCTCCCCTCTACCTTCACCATTACAGCGTGGGCAGTCAGGGTTAGGATCCATGGACTGGTCAAAGCCGTACCCGCCCCTGTCATTCGGCTCTTTACCTTTTTTCGCTATAGCATCAGAGAGTTTCTCTTCAAACTCCACCGCATCTCGCCACTGATACTGATGTCCGAATCCCCAGCAGTAGCGGCAGTTCACCCTTCGATACTGACCGATATCATTTGGGTCGGCATCAATGATGGCTTTGAGTTGAGCTATGACATCATCAAGCTCGACGGTGTAACGTAGCTGGCGTTCGTTGCGAAGGTGCCTGATGTAGCGTGAAACCTTATCATTTCTCATCAACCGGCTAGCGTTGGCGTAAGCACCGTGTCCAACATCTGAATAGCCAGCGAGCCGATACGCTTCAACGCGTGGCTTACCGTTGACAACATGACGAGCAAATATCATCTGCTGGTCTGAGAGCCCAAAGTCATTATGGGTTTGATGAGGTGATGTCGGAGGGTTTCGCTGAACTGACTTTGCTACCTTGGGTTCAGTCTTCGCAGTTTTTTTGCTGGTCTTTCCCTTCTGCGAATTCGCATTTTTTATCGCGCTTTCTTTCTGCGAATTCGCACCATAATTCGTAACTTTGATATAGCGCTTTGCGGTCGAGTAATTCAGTCCCTGCGCTTCGCACCATTCTTTCGGGGAAATACCGGATTTGGCATGTTCGGACAGGAACCGTTGCTGAAGCTCGCCCCAGTCCGGTTTTGCCATTACTGTTTCCTCAGGTTGTCATTATTGAAGCCACTCAGTGAATGGCCTCTGTAATGTCAATCGACCAGGAATTTATCGGTTAGATGCGACTTTTCGCTCTGAAGTAATTCAGCATCAGTGCTGGTAACAATGACCGTATGGTGGGGATGAACGTTTTCTGCCAGCCATTTAATCAGCGGTTCAGCTGCTTGTTCGAAGCTGACTTTCTTGTCGAGTGTTTCGTGGATACCTCCGCCCAGGCTGTACCACTGCCAACATTTACCAAATTCACGATTCAGATCGCCATCATTCAGTCCATCGATTACTGACAGATCAGATACCGCATCTTCATGCTCTGGCTGGTAACCTTCGCCAATTGCAGTTTTGATGTATTCGAGCATTTCGTTGCGAGGTGGTTTTAGCTGAGTTATTTGAACTTGCACCCCCGGGATTTTTCCAGCGTAAATGGCATCGAACAGGCTAAGGACTCCATCCCAGTCCCTTCCACCATTCGGGAAATATTCCTGCATTACACCTGCAGCAAGATTCCTGTTTTCGTCATAAACATTGCATTCACCCAGGCATGGGCCTTTATCGGCAAAGCAGTTTGCACATGCGTGATCGTGAACTTCACCTTTCATATTTTTTCCTTTTAGATGTGAGCCTGTCGCATGGCAACGCCGCCAAGAGCGAACGGATTGCCCAGGCTCACGACTGAAAGTCTCTCTTTGGAATGCGCATGCGAAGCGCAATAAAAAGCCACGCTATTGCGAGGCTCTGATATTCTCTATTTCCCGTATTCCCGCCAACTGGTTATTCGCCTTCTCAATTGCAGCCAACAGCGGGTTAATCCACAGCACAGCCTGACAGTACGTTATTGCGCTGGCGGCAGCGGCGCTATCACCGGCTGAGTCAGTGTTCCCGGTATCGGGGTGCATTGCGCTGGCACGTAGACGGTACGTGTAGTTGAGCAGCCCACCAGCGACATCAGCAGGAACAGGCAGATCACATGTCTTTTCACGTCGGAGAATCTCCCGGTATTCGATGACAGTCTTTTCGGTACCGGCATCTATCAGCGAATTCATGCGGCTGGCGTTCTCTGCTACCTGGTTAAACCGGTTGAAGTTGAACGCCTGTGTGGTTATCACCCTTGCCTGTAGCGCGTTGTCGCTGCGCAGTACCCGGTTGTCACTCTCTGACGTGGTCAGTTCTGCATTGCTGCGCGCAAGCTGCACACAGAGCACCGCAATGATGATTACGACGCCAACCAGCAAGATAGCGCGCCAACCAATTTTAAAATCCGCCAGCGAGATCATTTCAGCCCATCCAGGCAGAGTTGCTTCTCCGCGTCACGGCGTTTAACCAGGCCCGGCAGGATGGTCTTTCCGGCGTATACCCATCGCGTGAACTGGTTACAGGCTGAAGGCCAGGCATCGGGACCGTCACGCAGCATTGAGTAGAGCGTGGATTTTCTCATGGCGCCGCAGCCGACATTGAAGGTGATAGAGGTGACGGCAGAGAATGTGTCGTCGCTGAGCCCCTTACCGCTGGCGTAGCTGTTAACGCACTTCTCCGCTTCCAGAATATTCATTTCCCAGTCGCGGGCGATCTGCTCATCCGTTTTTCGGACACCAGCTTTTACGTCGTGGGTATTGCCAATTCCGTCCGTCAGTACTCCAGCCGGGCAGACATAAGGGTCACGGCGACAGGATTCAGCATTGCCGATTAACTCCAGTCCTCGCTCGTTCGTGCGCACATGGCCGGCGCTTATCACGATGGCAATGATGGTGCCAACGGAACACACAACGCCCACAGCCCCGCTTTTCTTACTCAGCCTCAAGTTCGCCACTGGTAATCCTCCGCATAGCCTCCGTTACCACCTCAGCGGAAGCTGGGCGATCAGAGTGTGGTTTTTGACTCACATCAGCCAGGTAATCGGCCAGCAGCTGTGTGCGTTTCTTTTCTTCTTCGAGGCGTTCCCGCTCTTCTTTGCGCTTCGCGTAATAGGTCTTTATCGTGAAATACGCCGATATCAGCGCGCCGAGGATAAAGACGTAGTCCTGTAAACTGAGCAAGGAAAATACCCCCAGAGCGGTTGACCACCAGTACGGCAGGTTATGTCCATCTGTCGGGTTCATACGTTGCATTCCACACCTCCGGGATTTCGGGGTGCTGTGTGTAAGGGGTTCAGGCTCTCGGGCTGATTTAACAACAACACACGTCGGGGAGTTTTCCCGGAGCCTGAAAATAAAAAAGCCAGCGCAAAGGCTGGCAATATGAGGGCAATGTCGGCTCTATGGCCTAAAGGCCCCTGGTGGTGGCGGTGGTTGTGATGGCGAGCGCCCATCTCTTGCTTAACTCCAATCGGTATTTGCGTGCCGCTGAGTTATTGGCCGGGTATTAGCCGATATGTTCTTTCACCACAACGGGAAGAGCACTGGTAATCTGTAGCGGGTATTTACTCGCGCGCACCGAGTTGATGCGCGGCCCATTTCAGCATGGTCAATGCTCTTACCTGTTGCGATCTCCGTTTCGTAGAGCAGACGGCCGATATGTCTACCGACACCAGAGAGGTTAATATGCACCCTGCCTCAATGCCCAGAGATGGAATCTGGCTCAGAGCTCTCGCGTATGAGATTCAACGTGTCGTGCAGCACGTATTCACTCAAAAGACCTGACCGGATTGCAGATGTGAAAAAGGCCACCCTAAGGTGACCTCTAACGGCACTTATACTTAGTTAAGGTCTGTCAACCGTCTTACCGATAACCAAAGCCGGCCCTGACTTAACCTCATTTAAGATTTCATCGAGAGCGGCTCTTGATGATTCCGTATCTGGTTTTACGTGTACAACACAATCTTCGACCAACTTAACAATAACTGGCTCAATGAAAGGAGGATAGTACGTCCCCTTCTCACTTTCACAGGAAAAGTACCCATCGTCTTTAATCAAAACCTCCATATCTCCACTCTTCATAATGGACTCTTGAAGGATTGAAATTAATTCTGAAACCAGCATTACAACCTCGTCTAGTTGCTCGTCATTGGTTCGCCATGGCAGGAGTTGACGATAACTCTTTTCGATTGGCCTATCTAGCCATGACTAACTAAAAAGCCCCGCACGATGGCGAGGCTTTGAAATCTTTACCTGTCAATGCATACAACAATGGCACAATATCAGATTTACACGAAATATATGCCAATTAGTTCATTTCTGCAATACCCTGCTGATAATTTGCTGCCTTTTGTTGTGAACGTGATCGCGAAACATGATGTAGAGCATTGGAGTCCAGCCCCTTATACAAGCTGACCATCGCATCGTAATGCTCCACGTAATTCTGGGACCAGTTCGTTTTATTCACGCCCACCAGCGCAGCCAGATCGCCATACTGATAGACATCACGCCCAGCTAACTCCGCCTTCACATCCTGCGCAGCAAGCCAGATGAGCTGGCGTAACCGGTCTATGGTCTTTTTCGCTACCCGCTTGCCTTTCAGTTGCTGGCTGAACTCAGTCCAGGCCCATTGAGTTATTGCCACCTGATGGTCCCAGTTGGTGTTCTCACTGTAGTTCCACAGCAACCAGGCCTTCTGGTGTTCTTCGAGTGACAGCAGCGCGCGGCGCCATGATGCGGTTGCGAACTCTACCGGCTGAACCAGAGGGATATGCGATCCCTTGGCATGCGACTGCTTGCCAGGGATTGGTGGGTTATCCAGAACCTGCCATTTCTCATTTTCAGGATCCCATACTCGAGGCTTCTTCCGCTTAAAGGTTTTCGTGTCGAACTGGGCGTTTTCGAGCCAAGCCATCAATTGCCCTTTTGTTGCCCCACTTAAATCAGCCGTGGCCACCATCAGCTGCTGGCGCACGTATTCGAGGTATTGAGTGTTCATACTGCACCGCCCATGGTCTTCACGTAATTTTTCAGTATCCGGTAGTCCGTCAGGATTGAACCTGCGAAACGGTATAAACGCAGCCGCTGCCAGCGAACGCGGAGGTGATCGGCAAAATAGGATTCGAATGTCATGCGGCCTCCCAGCTCTTCCTTGGCCCTTGGTATTCCCCATAGGCGGGAATTACGGTTTTTGCTCGAGTATGTCTATGGGTTATCTTCGGAGAAAAAAGAGCTTCCTCCACGCTCATGCCGTTTTTTATGCGCCGAATGATTGTTGGTGCAGAAACCATAACTCGATGGTCGCGGGACCATTCATAGGCCGTCTTAGTAATCCCCTCAAAGGTGATGGATGACCGTCCTTTTTTCGTGTGCTCAGGAATATGCACTCGAGAACGCATGACATTGCATGCACGGCAAAGAACCCTCAGATTTGACTCGTCATTGTTGTCTACAACCTCATCGATGTGATCGATATGCACCGTCTTCCATGTGACAGTCTTTCCGCATTTCTCACACGGAGGTAACGCCTCACCATGTCGGTCATAGATAACCTTCCGATGCTCATAAACGAACCCATTTGCCATTACCAACGGATGATCTGGCATTTTGAGCATCTGATAACCCTTAGCATTCCTCTGTCTGGTCTTTCCCTTTCCAACTTTTGTAAGTTCGTAGGTTCCGTAGCGCATCATCCTGAAGTAATGCATTTGACAGATACCCTTTCCCGGGTAGTGCTTGCATTCACGATCACAACCTTCAACTTTGCATTTCATGCAGCACTCTCCTGGACTTTTTGACGACGCTTACTCAGAGCATTCGCTCTGCGGGAAAAAATTGACTTCATTCTCTTCAGGTAGTGGATGTCGAACCGGCGAGGCTCGTTGTCGGATTCAAGGCGCTCGACACGTTCCAGGCCTATGCGTTCAATCAGACGAATGCGGTACTCGACGGCATTTCCGCTTAATTGGCGGTTGCACCGTGTGCAGGCTGAATGAACGTTAAACACGTTGAATTTGAGATGTGATGCAGCACCGCGGGAACGGTAATGACTGGCGTCGATGGCGCTACCAGTCAGATAGTTGCTTTTGCCAATGAGCGGATTGCCGCAGCTGACACAGTCTTTCCCCTCATCACGAATCCTGATGTACCGATTGAAAGCGGACTGGGCCTCTTTATCCCACTGGGATTTAGTCTTTAATGACTCGCGCGCCCTCTGGCGACGTTGGCGCTCTTTTTTCTCAGCAGCGCGCTGTTTGGCTGATTCCTTGCGCTGCGCGTCCTCCCGGGCTTTTCTTGTCTGTTCTTTGCCGACGGCGCTGGCGCACTCGTAACCGCATACGGTCTGCGTGTCCCGCGTCGGGTGGAACCACTGGCGGCATTCTTTGTTGGCGCACTTGCGGCGCGGTAGCTTAGCCATACTCACCCCCACGCCTTGCTTTGCCAGACACGGCTCGGGCGCGGCGCTTTCTCACCTTCCGGCAGCCGCGCGCTGATAGTCCAGGTGATGTTGTCGCGGTTCAGGCTGCGTTCTACTTTGACGCCGCGGCGCTGGTAGTTAGTCACCAGCTCGTCGGCCTGTTCGGTAGTGCAGTCGGTATGTTGGAACCAGCTGTATTTCATCGGCATCATCCCCCGAAGCTCATCAGCTGCGCTGCGGCGTTCTCTGCTTCCTGCTGCGTGCGAAACGTGCGGGACAATATCCAGCGCCAGAGAACATCGAGCGCGGCCTTGTACAGCTGCTGGAACTCGGTTTCGTCCATGTTGGAGAAAGAGATGCTGCGAGGATGTTTGCGAAGCGTGCCGTCCGGCAGTTGAATAGCGTCGTAATGCCCGGCCTCGACGATTACCCAAGCCCGGTAAGCATCAAAGGATTTGCACAGGCTGATGCCGTTGGTGACGCGGCGGCTGGCGATTTGGTCCAGGTACTGTTCAGCGGTATCCAGCAGCGCGCCTTCGTTGCCACCGTATGCTGACAGGTATTTGGCATAACCGGTCACCAGCCTGCGTTCATTTGACGAAATAGCGCCACCGGCAGGTTCCCAGTATTCGAAGCCGAGGTTAAGCAGCGCGAAGAATCGCCGGTGAAATGCAGGGTTGCGAACCTGCTTGAACTCAGCCACCAGCACGGCGCCAAGCTTGATTTTTGATTGCAGGATATCGCTGGTCTCGGGCGTGGCCGGGATCAGGATTCCAGAGTTTTGCTTGATGAGTTGTAACTGCGCCATGGTGTTCTCCGTGGCGCATCAGGCATAGGTTGTTCAGGCCTATGAGATTATAATATCAGATGGTGGAATTACCCGGTAGCCGATCCTCTCCGCAAACTGCATAAATCCATTCAGTGTAAAAATTTCCTCCTCCTCGAGTAAGGGGCGGAAAGAAACCAGACCATTTCGACGGTACATGAGATAGCGGCCATCCGTCGGAAAACTGTATACGACAACCTGATCATCACGTCGAACGACATCATACCAGGTGCTGTCGTTTTCACGCTGCTCAGTAGAACCAGTCATCCGCGCTTTCCCATGTTTCTTGAAGAATCTGCTCAACACGCTTTTTGTCACCGTCAGCCCCACCAAGGACACTGAGGCCATCGGTACCAGCGCGACGGATAGTCAGCTTGCAGTCTTCATAGCTCTGGCTTAACCGACGCAGCAGCTCGATTTCCAGAGCGGCTTCAGCACCAGTAGGCAGCTTTTTCATTTTATCGATCGTGACTTCAACCTTCATAATTCCTCCCGCTCGAAATACTGTATAAATAAACAGTATACCCATCCGGAAGATTTATCAATCCCGGGAAGCCATTTTTTGTGAAAGTCACCCCTTTGTTTCCATTATGTTTTTTATGTCGATAAAAAAACCCGCCGTATGAACTGCACCCCAGAAGTTGGACAGTTTTCTTAGCGGGTTATATTGTCGATATGGGAATTCCCATATCGCTTGTATGGTAGTTAAGGTTTGAAGCGATGCCTGGTCAGTCGAGCCCCCATGACCATCTCTTCTCTAATCTGCGCCCTCTCTTCCTGAATCCTGCCACTCACCTCCCGCCGTAGTGCAGCCGGAAAAGTACATTCGCATTCGACCGTTCCAAGCATCTGCGGGCAGTGATAAGCTCCACGCCCTCCGCATTTAGGGCAATTGGTTGACGCTTTTGTAATTTCCCGAAAATGCTTGGTTGACGAACTCGAGTTTTCCCGAAAATCTGGCGCTGCCGGGTCGAATCCGAACCAGAATTTGGTCGAGTCAGCACATACTGGCTCTTCTCCGTGCCTGAATATGACGAAAGCGGATCCGTACACTTCTGCGAGCTTCTCTGCCTCTTCCCTCCAACCATCCGGAGTTACCGGAGGGTTGCCGCTCACGGCCTCCTGAAAGCGTTCAAGCTCCACGTACTCCTGGCATGACCACCCGCCACCAATAAAATCGCGTGCTTCAACAGCATCGAAAGTGAACGATGTTTCACTGCCAGTTGGTGAGGTTAAGCCGTACAGATCTGCCACCGGCTTAAACTGTGTGGCTGGAATATTTTCCGGAATATTTTGCGTTTCGTTTTGTGGTCGATCGACACCCTGAAGCATGGCGGCGAATTCCTTCATACCTGCATCATGCTTTGCTCGCTGCTCTGGTGTCATAGCCTCAAGCTCTGCGTAATGTTCTGCGCGACGCTGCAGGGCACCAAGCATTGCTTTTGTCGGAACGCCTTTGTCAAAACGCAACCCTGGCTCCAGAATCACCGGACATGGCAGGATTTCAGGGAAATCAGGCACAGATACCGGCGCTGGCGGTGCAGCATAAAGAGCCTGACAACTCCACCATGACCAATGAGCGCCTTCTGCTTTCTCATCATCTTCAGGCCGAACAAGCGTTACTTCGCTTGGATGTTTCCTGTGTGACCACAGCCAGGCTACGGGTTCTGCTTTTGCTGGCGCTGGAGGGGCGGTGCGATACAGAAGCACATCACCCATCTCTTTTCTGGATGCTGGCCATACATCTGCATCAGCGCCAGATTTGAGATAATCAAGATTGGACTGGTCGATAACGCACACAGCCTCCGCTTCGAGCGATGCCAGCGCGATACGCGCCAGCTCGTTCAGGATTGCCACATCAGCGTGACCGAGGGTGTAACCAGCTTTCAAATCGGCAACTGCTTGCACGGCCTGTTTGGTAATAGTGCTCATGACACTGCTCCTTCCTGATACTGTTCGAACCAAAACACTACCGGCGCGTTCGTTGGTTGAACCAGGCCGAATGATTCCGCTGTGCGGTAACTTCTTGACGCTCGACGCGTCACATCGACCTGAGTTGCTATGCGACTACGAAAGTCTTCAACGGTGCTGCACATTTTGAACAGGTTGCAGGGTATGCATGCTGGAACCATGTTGCTGATCGTGTCATTTTCTGGCCTGTCCATTGCGTAGCCATTGCTGATATTTCTACGTACCGCCTCGACGTGGTCAGCGTGCCATTTATCACCAAGCTCGCACCCACAATAAGCACAGCGACCGCCGAACTTCATGCGCAGGTCTGCGCGCTGTTTCTTCGTCAGTGCCATCATGCGCCTCCTTCGATAACCTGGATGCCAGCGGCGGCACCTGAGAGTCGGATGAATGTGTAATACCGG